ACGAGGCCGAGAAGAAAGCCTTCGACGAGTACAAGGCCAAGGTGGCCGCCGACAAGCTTAGTGCCGAGAAGGGCGCGCTGTACCGGGAGATGCTGAGGGAGATCGGGGTCGACGAGACCCGCATCGACGCGATCATGAAGGTCACCGACCTGGACGGCGTCGAGATCGAGGACGGCAAGATCTCCGGTCTGGACAAGGTGATGGAGAGCGCGAGGGACGAGTGGTCCGCGTTCATCACCGAGGACAAGAGCAAGGGCGCGCACGTCGACAACCCGCCCGCCGGCAACGCGGGAGAGGGCGACGACGTGGACCTGGGCACGCTCAGCATGGAAGACTACATCAAGGCCCGCAAGGGGCAGTAAGGAGATGAAAGATGGCCAACACCATCCTCACCCCGAGCATCATCGCCCGCGAGGCGCTCATGGTGCTCCGCAACAACGCCGTCATGGCGAACCTCGTCCACCGCGACTACTCCAACGAGTTCGTGGCCGGAGTCGGCTCCACGATCTCCATCCGCAAGCCCACCACCTTCGAGGCCAAGGAGTACGACGGCTCCAGCATCACCGTGCAGGACGCCACCGAGCAGAAGGTGGACGTCAAGCTAGACAAGCACCTCGACGTGTCCTTCGCAGTCTCCTCCAAGGAGCTGACGCTGGATATCGCCGACTTCTCCGAGCAGTTCCTCGTCCCGGCCATGCAGGCGTTCGCGGACAAGGTCGACAAGTACCTGATCGCCCTGGAGAAGGACGTCACCGGCCGCGTGGACCATACCAGCGGCGCGCTGACCGCCGCCGACATCGTGGACACCCGCAAGATCCTGACCCAGAACGCCGTGCCGCTCACCGAGCGCCGCCTCGTCATCGGCGCGGACGCCGAGGCCGACTTCCTGAAGACGGACCTCTTCATCAACGCCTCCGCCGTCGGCGACGAGGGCACGGCCCTGCGCGAGGCGTCCCTCGGCCGCAAGTTCGGCATGGACGTCTACACCGACCAGAACGTGGTGTACGACACCGACCACACCCCGAGCATCGCCTTCCACAAGAACGCGTTCGCGCTGGTCACCCGCCCGCTGACCCTGCCGCAGGGCGCGGCCAAGGCGGCCACGATGTCCTATGACGGATTCGGCCTGCGCGTCGTCTACGGCTACGACATGCAGAAGAAGGCCGACACCGTGTCCATCGACATGCTGTGCGGCGTGAAGACCCTGGACGAGAAGCTCGCGGCGGTCCTCGCCGACAAGCGCCCCCAGGAATAAGGGGCCCCGATGGCCGGGTTCAAGGCGGTGACCCTGTACAAGGGCGACTGCGAGTACCTGTGTGAGACCGAGGAGCGCCTGGAGCGCTTCCTGGCCGCCGGGTGGAAGAAGACCAAGCCGAAGGGCAAGAAGAGCCCGTCGGAGGGCAAGGATCCTGCAGATGGGGCCGAAGGTACCGCCAAGGCCCCAGCTGGTCAGGAAGGGGCCAAGGAAGGCTCCGGAGAGGTATCCAAGGAGTAGTAGATGCTCGAAGAGGTCCTGGATCACATCCACAACTGGTTCGAGACCGAGATCGTGCGCGGTCAGTTCTCGGTGGAGGGGGGCTCTTTAGTCTCCTTCAGCCCCAACCTCCCCCGAGATGGCCAATACATCCGAATCGTGGGGTCCGTCTTCAATGACGGGCTCCACCTGTACCCGGCCACCGACCTCACGGACGAGGAGTTCAGGGGAGAGATCTGGCTCCTCGCCGTGCCGAGGGCCGTGCAGGACCTGGCCGAGGAGATCGGGGAGTGGGTGGCGGACAACCCTCCCGACAACCTCCTGTCGGAGAGCTTCGGAGGATACACCTACAGCAAGGCCACGGACGGCAACGGACACGGTATCGGGTGGCAGGGAGTGTTTCGCGGGAGCCTGAACAGATGGAGGAAACTGTCATGAGCCTGATCAACGCTTTCAAGACCAGGTGCGTGCTGCTGGAGAAGTCGCGCGTGCCGGACGGCGAGGGCGGGTGGACCACGTCCTGGACGGACGGCGCGGAGTTCGACGCCGCGATCGTGCTGGACTCCAGCCTGCAGGCCCGCGTGGCGCAGCAGGAGGGCGTGTCCAGCGTCTACACGGTCACAGTGGGGCCGGAGACGCCCCTCGACTTCCACGACGTGTTCCGTAGGGTCTCGGACGGCAAGGTGTTCCGCGTAACTAGCGACTCGGACGACTCCAGGACGCCGAAGGTGGCGTCCTTCCAGTTCGTGCAGGTCACGGCGGAGGAGTGGGCGCTGACATGACGACCAAGGCAGCGGCCATCCACCAGTTTCTGAGCTCCATGGGCATTCCGGCCTACCCGTCCACGTCGGTTCCGGACGACGCCTCGATGCCGTACCTCACCTACTCCCTGGCCGTCGGGGCCTGGGACGACGGGGAGACTAACATACCGGTGGACCTATGGTACCGCACGGAGTCTGAGGCCGAGCCCAACGCCAAGGTGGAGGAGATCTCCCGCAAGGTCGGGCTCGGAGGCACGCAGCTGGCGTGCGACGGAGGGTCCGTGTGGATCAAGCGAGGGTCCCCGTTCGCACAGTCCGTGCAGGACGAGGACAACTCGGTAAAGCGGCGGCTGGTGAACCTGTCCGCCGAGTACAACACCCTAATCTAAGGAGGAACCAGATGAAATTCACTCAACTGGCACCTGACGCATTCGAGAAGATCCAGCTGAACGCCGGCGTGCTTCTCTCCGAGTTCGATCCGGAGACGGCGGAGTTTGACCCGTCGACCGACATCGTCGGTGCCTCCTCCGGCGGTATCGCCTTCGAGGCCACTCCGAACTACGTAGACTTCGGAGAGGACATCGACAACTGTCCGACCGGCACCAAGGAGCTCAACAAGCTCGACTACTGGGAGGTCCTCATGTCCGGGTCGATGGTCACGATCGACCCTGCGGCCGCGGCCTTGATGGCCGGCGCGGCAGACGTCACCGACACCAAGGTGACCCCTCGCGTGGACGTCCTGGACAAGGACTACAAGGACCTGTGGTGGGTCGGCGACTACTCCAGCGACAACACGGACGAGAACGGCGGCTTCGTGGCCATCCACATGACGAACACCCTGTCCACCGGAGGCTTCAAACTCCAATCCAACAACAAGGGCAAGGGCATGTTCGAGTTCGAGTTCAAGGGCCACTACTCGATCAAGGACCTCTCCAAGGTCCCGTTCGAGATCTACGTCAAGAAAGGCGGGGCCGCCTAATGAAGCTGTCTGAGATCAAGGGCGAGCGTACGCTCGACGTCATCACCGAGCTCGTAGAGCCGATCGCCAACATCGCTCAGGACAGCGACGTGGTGAAGGCGATGAACGTCGCCCCCTCTACCGCGGACGGTAAGCGAACAGTCCTAATCAAGCGCATCCAGAAGGTGGTTCCGGTCCTGCTCGTACGCCATCGCAAGGACGTCATCGGCGTCATGGCCGCCATCGAGGGAGTGCCCGCGAAGGAGTACGAGGAGTCTTTGAGCATCCCTAAGCTCATCAAGGACGTGATGGACGTCTTGACGGACGAGGACCTGCTGGGTTTTTTCAACTCCTGCGGGCCGAACACGGAAGGGACACGGTCTACAAGGTCCTAGGGAGGTACAGCGGCCCTGCCGTTGCCAGCGTGTTCGTCAACGTGGCGTGGGCCGAGCACTCGGAGTACGTGGAGGAGCTCGCGTTCAGGGTGTACGTCACCGACAGCCTGCAGCTGTTGGGCGAGAACAAGCACCTGGCTCGAAGATGGTACGACTCGGTGAGGCCGAAGAAAGTGGAGACTATGGACGCGATGGAGATCGTGTCCGAGGTGATGGAGAAGGCCGGATTGGTGGTGAGGACGCATGAATCTGCTTGACTTGATGGTTACAGTGGGCGTGGATGACAAGGCGTCCAAAGCCGTGAGCAGCATCTCTGATGACGTAAAGTCGAAGATGTCTGGGATCGGAAGCGCGGTCAAGACCGGATTCGCCGCCGTGGCCACAGGAGCCACAGCGGCAGTCGGAGCCCTTGTCGGGATCGAGGCCGCCACCGAGGAGTATCGAGTCGCACAGGGTAAGCTCAACACCGCCTTTGAGACTGCCGGATACTCCACCGACTCCGCCAAACAGGCGTACACCAACCTGTACGCGGTGATCGGGGACACCGACACCGCCGCAGAGGCGGCGCAGCTCATGGCCAAGCTCTCGGGCAGTCAAGAGGACTTAGGCACATGGACGAACATCGCCACGGGCGTGATGGGCACGTTCGGAGACGCGCTCCCTATCAACTCTCTCATGGAGGCGGCGAATGAGACCTCCAAGACCGGCACCGTGGTGGGCGTACTCGCCGACGCTCTGAATTGGGCCGGCATCTCCGAGGACGAGTTCAACGAGAAGCTGGCGGCGTGCGGAAGCGAGTCTGAGCGAAACCAGCTTATCATGGACACGCTTTCTGGGACGTACAGCGAGGCGGCGGACTCGTTCCGGAACAACAACAGCGCCATCATGGAGGCGCGAGAGAACCAGGTAAAGCTGCAGGACGTGATGTCCAAGGTCGGGGAGGCGGTCACCAACGCCAAGAACGCCCTGATAGGCCAGTTCGCCCCGGCTATCGAGGACGCGGGCAACAGGTTGTCCGAATTCTTGAACGGTCTGGACTTCTCCGGCCTTGCAGAGGGAGTGGGCAACGCGTTCAACAGCATGTCCGAGGCCATGTCGCCGGTCATGGACGCCTTCAATCAGATAAAGCCCGTGTTCGAGGACTTGCTCACGACGGTGTCTGAGACGTTCATTCCTCTGGTAGACGACATCAAGGGGGCGTGGTCTTCCATCTCTGAGGGCGTCGGTGCCGGGATTGAGGCTTTCGGGTCGGTGGTCAGGGACCGCCTGATCCCGGCCGTGGAGGCGTGCAAGCCGGTCCTGGAAGGATTCTTCCAGGCCATCCAGGACGCTCAGCCTGTCATAGAGCTCGTAGGGTCGGTGCTGGGCACGCTGGCCGGCATAGTATTGACGGCACTGGTTGGGGCGTTCAACTTCCTAGTTAGCGTTTTGACGGTCGTCATCAACGCCATAACTGGCTTTGTCACGTTCCTGATGGGTGTCCCCGACAGCGTCAGTCAGTTCGTCACGGACGTGGTCAACTGGTTCCAACAACTGCCTGGCAGGATACAGGAGTTTCTGTCCGACATAATCAGCAAGGTACAGTCGTGGGCGTCCGATATGATCAGCCGCGCTCAACAGACGGGATCCGACTTCCTGAACAGGGTGGTGGAGTTCTTCACCCAGCTACCGGGCAAGGTGCAGGAGTTTCTGTCCGACATAATCAGCAAGATACAGTCGTGGGCGTCGGACATGGTGTCCAAGGCGCAGCAAGCAGGATCCGACTTCCTGAACGGGGTGGTGGAGTTCTTCACCCAGCTACCGGGCAAGGTGCAGGAGTTTCTTAGCAACACCGTCAATGCGGTCTCGTCCTGGGTGTACGACATGGTCAACCGCGCTCAACAGATGGGATCCGACTTTTTGAGCAGCGTCGCAAACTTCCTGTCGCAGCTGCCCGGCAAGGTGCAGGAGTTCCTGTCCAACGTCATCAGCTCCGTGGGCAGCTGGGCCGGGGACATGGCCAACAAGGCCATGGAGGCCGGCCAGAGTTTCCTGGACTCAGTGAGCAGCAAGTTCGACGACGTCGTCAACTTCTTCTACAACGTGCCCGGGAACATAGTCGGTGCGCTCGGCGACCTAGGAAGTCTGCTCTGGGACGCTGGAAAGTCGATCATCGACGGCCTTTGGGACGGACTAGAGTCCGCTTGGAACGGGGTGGTGGACTGGTTCGGGGACATTACATCTAGCATCCCTAACTTGAAGGGTCCTATAGAGGTGGACTCCAAGCTCCTGCTGGACAACGGCGAGGCGATCATGGGCAGTCTTTACAAGGGACTGAGCTCCGGGTGGAAGGACGTGGAGGACTTCCTGTCCGACAAGACCTCGGACATAGGCTCGTCCTTCTCGTACGGAGTCTCCCCTAACGTGCAGGCCGATCCCACGGGCTCCGGCGTCGGGTCCAAGTACAACGCGGTACTGGACAGAATATTGACGGAGGGGCTGGCTGTGTACGTCGACGGAAAGAAGGTGTCGTCGGCCCTGTCGCAGCCTATGAACAGGGAGCTTGGCAAGTTGGCGTACGCGAGGAGCAGGTAACATGAGGGATCTGACGATCAAGGGGATCGGATCGGTGTTCGACATGTACGGCGCGCGCCTGTCCGGGGAGACCGAGTATGGGGCCGCCCTCCCCAGGACGTCGTACGTTAGCGTTCCAGGGCGCAGCGGGTCCGTGGACATGACGGAGTCCTCCGGGCAGGTGGTATACGACGACGCAGAGGACGCTCTGGTGTTTAGCTTTCTCGGCGAGAGGGACGTGGCCAGGGCGGAGCACATGGTGTCCGACCTGTCCGGCCGCAGGCTGGAGTACATGGAGAGCGGGTCGTCGCACTGGAGCGACGGCCGATGGGAGGTAGACTCCGTCGACGTGCGCGGAGGAGTGGCCGCAGTCGTCACGGTAAGGGTGGTCAGGCGACCGTTCAGGGTCAGTGACGCGATGTCCAAGCCCGTGAGCGGGAGGACCGCCGTCAATCTGCGGGGAGTCATGCCGAGTTATCCGGTCTTCAATCTGAAGGCTACCGGAGGAGATGTCTCCATCGAGCGAGATGACGGAGTGCGGCTGCTTCTGGACTCGCAGGCCGACAGCGGTGCGACCGTCGTCGTGGACATGGAAGGACAGAAAGCGACGATAAACGGCAACTTGGTGGCGGTGGACCTCAGCAGCGACTTCTTCCCCCTGCTGCCAGGGGTCAACTACGTCACTGTTAACAACGCGTCCGGCACCGTCACATGGAAGGAAGGAGTGCTATGACGACGTTCTGGCTGTACGACAGATGGGGCAACCAGCTGCGGGCCGTGTCCGATGTGCTGTCCGCAGTGTACGAGCGCACCATCAACGGCGACTGGACGCTGACCATGGAGTGCGTCGGCCAGAACGTGTCCAAGGGACAGCGCGTGGTATTCCTAGACCGCAACGAGGTGTGGCGTGAGCAGATCGTCCGCAGCGTGAAAGAGGAGCGCTATGATGACGGAGTGATCTCTACGGTATATTGTGAGGACTCGTTGTCCGAACTATACGGGGACTTCGTGTCGGACATCAGGGACTCCGGCACCGCCATGCGGCTGCTGCAGGAGGTCCTAGAGGACTCGTCATCCAGGTGGCGGGTGGGACTTGTCACCGTCAAAGGCGACCGTCGCATGGTCCTGTACAAGTCGTCCGCGCGAGTGTGCCTGGACAAGATAGTAAGCGAGTTCGGTGCCGAGCTGTCGTCCACCATCGAGGTGTCCGGCTCGAAGGTCACGGCACGCAAGGTCAATCTGGAGCCCTCCATGGGGTCGGACTCTGGCAAGAGGTTCTCATATCGCAAGGACCTGATCAGCGTCGAGCGCACGGTGTCCACCAAGGACGTGTGCACCGCACTGTACGGTTACGGAAAGAGCGCCACCGGAGAGGACGACCAGCTGAGCGAGGCCGGCTACCAGAAAAAGCTCGATTTCTCCGCGGTCAACGACGGCAAGGAGTACGTGGAGGACCTGGAGGCTCTCGAACTGTACGGCCGGCCGGACGGGCAGGGAGGAAAAGCCCACGTGTTCGGGAAAGTCGAGTTCAGCGACTGCGAGGACATGCTGCAGCTGAAAGAGCTTACCGAGGAGCAGCTGGAGCTCAGGAGCAAGCCGCAGATCTCGTACGTGTGCGACGTGCTGTCGCTGAAGCAGGCGGGGTACACGCACGAGGGGACCGGGCTCGGAGACACCGTGTCCATCGTGGACGAGACTTTCGACCCGCCCTTGCGCCTGAGGGGGCGCGTGCTGTCCATGAAGGAGGATCTGCTGGACCCGTCCGGGGACGAGATCACCCTCGGCAACATCGTGGACGCGCTCGACGTGTCGCTCGGCAACATAGAGGACGCGATCGGAAGCCTGCAAGACAGCTCCGGACAGTGGGACGCCGCAGGGTCGGTCACGTCCGCCTACCTCGACGCCGTGATCAAGAAGCTAAACGAGCAGTTCAACGCTGGCGGG